GATGAACCCGTGAAGCAGACCGGGAAAAACCACGGTTAGAAGCGCGAGAACGACGCATAAGAACCTCCTAGAAGATCGGTATCAGTGAGATGAGAAGCATCAAGGCGGCATCTCATCTCACACTCTAGCAGGTAAAACGCAAAGCGTAAATCCCCTCCCGGGGGGGTCCCGGCGATGGCGCCGATCCTTACAGGATCGTCACCAGCGCCGGGAGACAACTAGGTAGCCGGGGGGGTAGCAGGCGGCTGGGCCGCACGCAGGCGGGCTAATTCGGCCTGTTCGGCCTTAAGCCGGTCGGCCTCCTGCTGCTTAGTCTTAGCATCAGCAGCTGATAACTGCGAATCGAGATCGTCCAGGGTGGAACGAGAACGAACAATTAATTCAGAAGTCTGAAAAGACTGTAGGTCGGTGACGTCGGAAGACTGACCACCTTCGCGAGCCAACGGCAAATCACCCGTGCGCTTGAAACGAGCGATGATCGAATTGATATCGGCAGCATCCTTGTCGGACTGTGAAGTCATGGACTCACCAACGGGAACAGAACTAACGCGCAAACGCTCATAGGGCGCGCGCACATGGCGCTTGAGGAATAAACGAGAACTAGAAACCTCATCGCCAGAATCAGTGTAGATATTCATAAATCACCTGTAAGGAATGCCAAGTTTATCTTTAAGAACAGGAAGCCCACCGGGAGCAAGAATGGGACGACCCTTCTCGTCATGGAGTAAGTGGTAAATAAAACCGCCAAGGGAACCTTTATCTAGCTCCTTAGCAGTGGAACGGGTGAAGTCACCAACCTTATCGGAAGCCCACTTAACAAGCGGCTGAACGCCGAGAATCAAAGAACGAAAAACCTCCATAGTGTCAGCAGAAATACCAGTCATGCGAGCCAACTCAGACAGCTGAGACTTAGAAGCGCCCTGTTGGCCAATACGAGAAATCAACTCATTAATCTCATGTGGAACCTTACCTTGAAACAAACGAGTCAACTCAGCATTCGCATCGTTGAGACGCTCTTGCGAAATGGACTGGCGCGTCTGTTGAGCAATATTCTCTGTCTCAGCCATAGCCTTAGCGGTATTGGCACGAGTGAGAACTTGATTATCACGCGTTAACTGAGCCTGCTCGTTCTGAGCAGCGACAGTAGCCTGCGCAACGCGAGCATTAGTAGCTGACTGACCAAGAGAAGGAACGGAAACCGGCATAGAAGAACCAGCCGGAGACGACGCAGGATTACCCAAAGCAAGGACGCGATTCAAACCAGCAGCTTCCAAATCCTTGGCTGCACGCTGATAAGCAGTGGAAGACATGCGCTCCTGAAAAGCCATCTGACGAGCAGAAGCGCCGCGATTGAAATGATCCTGCAAAAAAGCACCACCAATATCTAATAAAACATTGCCGCCGGAAGAACCGGCAAAAGAATTTAAAGCAGCAAAAGGACCGGCCATAAAACCTCCCTAGAAATGATCCATCAAACCTGGAACAGAGTAGACAGGCATAGGACGCGAACACTTGAAATCAAACCAAAAATCAACAAGGAAATGTGGTTCAGAAGGAACAGCAATCACGCGATCAATAGGCGGATTCTCCAAAATAAACGACGCATTAAGAACGGGATAGTCAGTGAAGTCCTGACACAAATGCCAATAGTCAAGAGAAGCGGACGAATTAGAAGAAAACAGACCAGTAACACGGGAGGGCTTATAACGATACTCAGCCCAACGCTCTTGATAACCAAAAACCTCTTCATTGGTCTCATCGTCAGTGCCGAAATACAACTCTTTATTAAGAACGGCCTGCTCACCCAAGTGAGCGAAAGGAGGAGCGTAAAAGTCATTAGGCGTCTGACGAGACCAGAAACGTTCGACACCATTCTGATAGGTCAAATCAGCACGGATAGAAGCAATACCAATAACAAAACCATGCTCAGTGAACGAATGAGAAAAACCACCACGAGAGACAGCAGTACCGACAGCGGACAAATTAGCCTGCGGTGTATCCTCGGTGGGAACAGTAGAAGCAATGGGATTGACATTGACACGAGTAGAAGACTGGCCAAGGAACTCAGGGCGCTGCAAGCGAGCATCAGGAGAACGAACACCAAAAAGAGACAACATCTTCTCAACATAGCGAGTACCAGAGCGAGCATCGCGCTCAAGCATCCGCTGAACCTGAACAGCAAGACGTAATTCATTAACGGAGATCGCAGTAGCGGTAGTCAAATCAGCGCGAGCATTAACAGCATCAAGCATGGCCTGAGAGATAGCAGTGCGAGCACGAAGATTATCAGCACCAGCACCAAGACCACCACCAACACCATCGTAAATAGTGCCGCCTTGATAAGCCGGATTAGAAATCTCAGCAACAACGGGAGCGATAGACGTCCACGTACCGGAATACTGAGCCTCCCAGTTAGCCTCACCAACAATATTCGAATCAATCAACAAAGGCGCTTGCGTACCAAGCGGAAGAAGAACAGGCGCACCCTTCTGCGGATAAGGCAAGCACGACGTGAAATAGTCATGACGCTTACCACGACGAATCGGGTAGAAATTTTCATAAACAGAATCGGGACCATCACCAAGCGGAACAGTAAGAGCAGCCTGAGTGTTCTGATCACGGTACCAATCATTCCAGATCAAACAATAAGCACGAAAAGGTAAAGTATTAACGTATTTCGAACCAACACCCGGCTGCAAAGGCAAACCAAAATATCGAGCGAGAGTCAACTCCGTATCAAAATCGACAAGCGCCTGAGGAACAGTGTACGTAGTAGGCGGAATACCAGCCTCCGGCTGTTCGCCAAAAAATGCTTGAAAATTATTCCAAGTCAAACGATTCGGAACAAAAAAATAATGAACGTCCATATAGACGTTGTCCATGAAAGGCTTAAGCGGAGTGGCCAAACGCGCAAACGCAGTAGCCTTAAGATCAAACGTATCACCCGGAAGAACTTCATCAATAAAAACCGGAACCAGAAACCCGGCATCCATCGTCGTCTTATAAGCATGCGAACGATCAAACCGGGAACGAGGAATCTCAATGGTTGGCGTCTTTGAGAAATGCTGCTGAGCAGACATAACAGACGGCTGATTAAAATACTTCTGACTCATGACACAGCCTCCGAAGAAGAACGATTAAAAATAGCAATGAAATTAGTAACGGTGAACAGCGGGCATTGAGAAAAATCCGCTGAATTCTGATCAACCAAAACAAGCACAAGAATCTTGTCATGATTCTCAGCAGGAACTAAAACTTGCAACTGCTGAACGACATCAGCAGGCGAAGTAGCAGAAACGGCAGGAGTACGAGTGGAATCCTCAGTAGAAACAAGTTGATAAATCATATCTTTTCCTTACGAGATTTAAGACGTTGTTGGTAAGTAACACGACGAGCAACCAACTCACGTTCGGACGGAGAAACACCGGCAAAACGTAGAGAACGGTCATCCTTTACAGGCTGCAAAGAATCCGAAGAATCCCACTCAAAATAACGGGCGGGAATGGGGTACTCAGTACCCTCTATAACGACAGAACCAATACGGCGCAAATCATCAGAATGGGCATCAAACCACTTGCGACCGATGGAAGGCTTACGAGACATGCGATTAAAAGTATCGGAATCACCCAACTTTTTAGACGCATAACCAGCCACATACAAAATGGAGGGAAACTCAAGAGATCCAACGTCAACGAAACCATGGCCCCAGCACTCATCCAACTCGGGATGATAAAAAGTACCAGTGCAATCACGGACAGAACCTTCCAAAAAATCATGACCAAAAATAAGCGCGTGATAGTGCGGACGACGAGTCATGTCGCCGTACTCACCGCAAGCAAAATAGCGAAGTTTTCCGAACTTCTTACGAGCACGCATCCAAAATAGACGCAAGTGATCCGGATCAAGTGTGGCGGGACACGGATCACGATAAGTGAGAGTCAGGAAAGAATTCTGAGAATACGAAAGGGATTCGTGATAGCAACGAATCGCCCAAGTCAAGGATTGATTGGCGCGACAGCCAACACAACGAGAAGAGGGAAGAAAAATAACATCACGACCTTCCCAGCCTTTGACATTAAACAAAACACGGAACTTGCCCGTTTCCGTGTCGCGTTCCTTAACAGAGGGAATGGGAGAGATGCAAGACATTAG